GTGTACCGACTAGGGCCGCCAAAGTTGCGTAGGTTTCTGTGGCTGCGTAGCTCATATACATTTCAAGCTCAACGGTGTGGTTGGTCATTCCAGTCACATAAAAAGAGTCGGTGCTTCCGAAACTACTTGAGTTTAGGGCCGTCTGCACTTGGGTAATGACTGCCCCTTGGCATTGATCGGAAACGTCAACATTGTTAATTTTTACGCCGGGTGACGGCAAATAAGTGCTAGTAGCCATGGGTTAAATCTCCTCGTTAGTGGTTGTATTCTTAGCAGGTTTTTTGGTTCTTGTGTCATCTACAATAAAACCGCCAGCAATTAACGCTTCGACGTTTGTATGTTCGTCGGGTACAAACTCTGTGCCGGGTTCCCCGACTCTTGGTGAAACTACTTTTAGCATGGTCATCCTGTCTGTGCTTGTAGTGATATGTCTAGATCGTAACACGGATAGTCAGCGCCGCCCACAGATAACGTGGCAGGCCGTCCAGCTGTGACAGCAACATTTTTAGCCATAAGGTTTGCCGAGATTGACAAGATGTTTCGCAAGGCGTCAAGGTTGCTAGGTCCAAGCGAAATGACTTTGACGTTAAAGGTCATTTTGACAATGTTGTAGTTGTAAGAATCCCAACTTGGGGCGTCAAGAAATACGCAAGGCGGGTTTATTTTTTGCGGGTCTGTCGTTACTCGAAGGCCAGTAATTGTCGCCAAGGTTGTAATGAGGTCGTCTATGGCCTCATTAAATAGGTCTGTGTAGACGGTCATTAGGCGACCGCTGGTCGAGGAATACCGGCAAGCTGCTTAATAATTGGGCTGAGTCCTGTTGTCGGTGCAGTAGTCATATCTGAGAAACTGGCAAATTGGTCTATAGAGCCTCTTTGGCGATATAGCGCTGCCGCATACATTGTAACTGCAAGCGTTACTTGTGTACCGGGCGAAGTAGTCAGGCTGTCGGTATACCCTGCCTCTTGCCTGCGAAGATATATAAAATTGTTGGCAGCGTTAGCGCATTGAGTCAAGAACGCTGTTTCGTCAGCGCCTGCAAGGTCTATGCCAAGGTATGTGGCGACGGCAGGGCCGTTTATATAGGTGCAAGTCTGGGTATGGGTTAGCGTCCCCTGAGGTATGACGGGAAAGCGATTGGTGTCTGTGCCAGCGACATAGTAAAGCACCTGATTTGGTATCGGGTTGCTGTTGTTGTAAAGCAGATCGCCGTCAGTGTCTACGCCAATAAATTCGTATTGGGGCATAGCGTAAACGGTTTTTACGCCGTTAAAAGTTGCCGAGACACTGGCGACGGTAATGCTTTCGCCCGGTTCAATTTCAGGGTTGGTCAAAGTTTGCACTACTGCATAATTGCTTATGAGTTGCGCAAAGATGATTTGGTAAACAGCCATTGGCGGTTAGGCCGCCTTTCGACTATGCGGTTGTGATCGCTTGAATGCAGACAGGGATATTAGCGAAAGTTGCGATGTAGCCGTAGAAGGTGACGTTTCTGCCGAGCAGTTCAGCGTCCTCATTGCTCATGATTCCTCTGATGTCCTCATAGAAGGAGAAGGCTGAGGTTGGTGAGCCTTTAGGAGTGTGAGCCACAATCATTGTGCCGGAAGCAAAGTTGTTGCTAACTACGACTTCAAGGCCGAGTGGGTTCATGCTGTTGTAGTTCAATCCAGTTGAACCGCCAAGGCCGTTGGTGACGATGTTGTTGTTAGCGCCGACATAACCAAACAAAGGACGCTTGTCAACATCTAATTGACGGCCCAATTTTTCCCATACGTTTGGCGCACAGTAAATATGGGTTGGGAAGTAGTTAGTGTCCTCAGCCATTTCTCGAGCGGCGTCGTACAAAGCGTCAACCAGTGAGGTTGGGTCAGTCTGTGCGAAAGTCCATGTGCTACCAGACGCTGTTGCTGCTGTCACTAAAGCGTCAGAGCAAACGTCGTCGGTGCGAATCATGTATTCGCCAGTGAGGTCGTTAATGATCGTCTGCAACGCTGGGATTGCTGTCATGTCAATATCCTGTTGGGAAATGAACACGCCGCCAGCTTGAGTAGATTTTGTGACGGTGTTAGCGCTGAGAGTCATTTTGGTTGACGAAACAGCAGAGCCTTCAGTTTGTGTGGAAACTGAGGTGTGTTGCGAAATTTTTGTGCGAGTGAACGTCTTTGAAGGGGTGGACGGCATTGCCGATACGCCCAGCGCTGTGACCGTAGGGCGCATGAAGTTCAGGTCCTGAATGACAGGCCCGAGCAGTCTCTGTTCCAACAATCCGGCGGTGTCCGTCGTCAGGTCCTGAGCC